TATTGGGCACGTTAACCCCGCCCGAGGCCCGTACCATGGGCATAATGGGGATGCCGCAGATACAACCCGGTCAGTATGACCGTCCTGCAACACCTGATTTTCGTGAAGCCTTAGATCGTTACCGAAGCACTGTTGAAGCTTTGACTTATATGCCGCGCACTGAAGAAGGTCAGCGCCAATTGGGTGCGGTAGGTGAGTTTTTGGAACCGTTGGCGTATGCGTCTGAGCAGCTTGGGGCGGGCACTGAATTTTTAACGGGTTCTCCTTTAGCTGGAGAGTATGCGGAAGAGTTTGGCTTGGATTTGTTAGGTCTTGGTGTGGGCAAGGCCATAGTTTTTGGCGCTAAAGCCAAAGGTCGTTTTGGAGAAAAAGTTAGAGAAGCGGAAGAGTTAGCTAAACAAGGTAAATCTGATCTAAAAATCAATAAACAAACGGGTGCCTCACGGACCACGGAAAACAAGTTTATTGTGGCTACACCGTTTAAAGGCCCTGCAGGCCTTAAAGTAAAGGAAAGTTTAACGGAAGGTGGCCCGACAGGTTTTATAGAAAAATTTTACATGGGGGACTACACGCTCGGAAGCTTTGCTGACATGGACAAGGTCGTGTTAGAAGATTTTATTGAGTTTGACGATTTTTTTGAGGCGTATCCCGAAGCAAAAAACATACCCGTCATGCCGGTCAGTTCCATACCAGAGATGCCGGGTATGCGGGATGCTACAGATTGGGATTATTCGGCCCCTCCTGTTCAGTTTGACCCGTTAACAGGTGTTTTTTACGTTAAAGCTCAGAAAAATTATGGAAGAGCCGAGGGTGACCCAGACATAAAGTTTTCCTACGATGTTTACGACGATACTGCCAGTTCTGGCAGACGTGCCAGCACAAATTTTGCGTTTGCCCTTCAGTCTTATGTAAATCACAAAGAAGGTTTAGTGCTGCCAAAAGGAGCATTGACCACGGACAGGGATTCTCCTTTTGCTGGATTAACATCTCTAGAAGCTGCAAGGCTTAAAGCTAAAACTTATGAAAGTAGAGGATTGGAAAAAAGGCAAGGCAGGCTTTCAAGGTCTGCGTTAGAAGATGAATTAGAGATGGCGCTCCCCGCTCTTAGAGAAGAGCTTACCATGCCCGAAATATATGAAAGGCGGAAGAGGGCTCTTGAGAGAGGTGTAAGAACGTCAGACGAAGGGCTCGGGGATCAGTATGTAGATGCCATACAAGATGTATATGGTTTTCCGCCACCTGCGGGAGATACCCGCGCTCTTGGTGCTGTTGAAGATCAGTTAAGAAGTGAAAATCTTACTTTACCCGTGGATATGGGCAGCTTAGTAAGTGATTTGCCTTTTAATACTAATCTAGGCTCCTTTGAAAGCAAGCTTTTAGTTAACGCTAGAAATTTAAAGCAAGAAAAAATTGGTGATCCTAAGTCTGGTAAATCTGGACCCACCAGCGGGGACCGTTACGCAGAACTTCTTCAAAAGACAAGTTCTGCAGAAGAGCTAGAACTCAGCGGCATTTTATCGTGGTTACGTGGTCGTAAAGGTGTCACTAAAGCCGATCTTGTTTTTGAGTTGGAAAAAAGAAGTGTTCCTATAAGGCAGCTAGACACGGGAAAATCAAAAAATCAGCAATTAGAGTTTAAATATGGAATTGCTGAAGAAAACATACCGGTATTAGACCCGCGTAGTAAACCACAAAACACAGGGACGATAGAGTTTGTAACCGATCCGGATCGTCGTTTTGTGGACGAGTTAGGTGGTGAGGTTAATTTACCAAGCGGCCACGGCATGTCCAAAAATAATTTTGGTTGGCTTCGGCACTCTCAGAGAGCTTTTGAAGATGACAATGGAGCATTAAGGCGGCCAACTCTTGTTATTGAAGAAATTCAATCTGATGTTCATCAAAAAGCAAAAGCTAATCAAGGCACTCTTTTGCAGCTGCGTGTCAATCAATTACTAAGAGATGGGGGGTATTTACGACATGAAAACGGCTACACTGCCCCCAAGAGATACGGCTCCCGTGAAGTAGTAGTTGAAAATTACAACGATCAGGTAACTAAACCGGCGGCGGCCCAAACAATAGCTGAAGGCTTTAAAAAATTTAAAGAAGCTTTTGTAGAAAGGTCCAGACAACAAGGAACCCGAGAAGCCGTTATACAGTCGGGCTTAGAAGACATTGATAATGATCTTCGGAAGGCTTTATCCCAAATTGATACAGACCCTGATTTACAAGCTGTTAATACGCTTGAGCGGGGCGCAAGTCCAAGGGAACTTGATTTTATTTTACCGTCATACATGCTCAACGATGCCTCCGTTTCGAGAGGTTTTTTCAGAGATGACTTTGCGGTTAGAAAAATCGAACAAATGCGCAGGGCGTATCCTGAGTTAAGTGACACAACTTACAAGGATATATATGACCCTCGTTTCGAGGACGCAGCCACAGCTATAAAAGGCACTGCTTTTGCGCCTTTTAGAACGCAATGGCACAAAATGGCAATACAAGCGGCCTTGAAAGAAGCTTTGGAAGAAGATTTAGGCGGCTTGGCGCTTACCACAAAAAAAGGCTCCGGACAAAAAGCAGGGAGAGAACACAGTCAGTATGACAATGAGTATTTAAGCCACCTTAAAGAGATTGCCAAACGTTTTAATCTTAGGCTTGAAGCGGTAGATCGCGCTACAAACACAGGCGGCTTGAAACTTATTCAGCAGGATCAAGGCAACAAACCCGACATTCGTTACCACTATCTTTATTTAGATAATCCAGAAGCGGACCTTGATGGGCTAGAAGAATTTTTGAGAACACCAATTCGCACGTCAGGAAAACCTTTAGCTAAGGCCATGGGCGGCGGCGTGGGTTCTATGGTTCCCGTAGCACGGAACATGTTCCAAGGGTATGATATCCAACGCGGCGTAGGCGCATACGCCCCGTACACTAGGAGAGCCTGATGGCCAACGGTGATGACAAATCAAAGCTATCTTCGTTAATGGATGGCACGGCCATGGGGCCGGAAATTGCTGAAGAAGAGATAGAGTTAGACATTGAAGTGGCCGCACCGGGCACTTTTGTGGGTTCTGTTAACGACATCTTGCCCGAAGGCATAGAAATTGAGCCAGAGGAAGACGGTGGCGTTACTATCGACTTTGATCCTATGGCCATGGTTGGCATTGATGACGGTGATTTCTATCGCAACTTGGCAGAAGAGTTAGACGATAGAGAGCTTAGTCGTCTATCTTCAGAGCTTCTAGGCGAGTTTGACGCCAATAAAGCGTCTCGTTCTGAGTGGGAAGACGCGTATTCCAAGGGTTTGGAGCTTTTAGGCTACAACTACGAAGACCGCACGATGCCTTTCCGGGGCGCTACGGGCGTGACTCACCCCTTGTTGGCAGAGGCCGCTACGCAGTTTCAGGCACAGGCTTTCAATGAGCTTTTACCGCCCTCTGGTCCTGTCAGGACGCATGTTGTTGGTGAGAAGACCAAGGGTAACGAAGCGCAGGCGCATCGTGTAAAAGATTTTATGAACTACTACATCACCAATGTGATGGAGGAATACACGCCGGAGTTCGACCAGATGCTGTTCTATTTGCCGCTGGCTGGGTCGACGTTTAAGAAGGTTTATTACGATGAGGCTATGGACCGTGCGGTCAGCAAGTTTGTGCCCGCAGAGGACATTGTGGTGCCTTACAGCGCGTCTGACGTGGATTCCTGCGAAAACATCACGCAAGTTTTGAAGATGTCATTTAATGATCTGCGTATTCGGCAGGTCATGGGGTTTTATAGAGACATTCCGGTAATCCCATCTCAGGGTGACAGCAACGAAGTCACTGATCAGATGGACAAATTGGAAGGCGTTGAGCCAAGTAACGTGGATTATGACTGCACGTTGCTTGAATGCCATGTCAATTTGGATCTGGAAGGTTTTGAAGACATGGGGGAAGATGGCGAGCCAACGGGCATTAAGATCCCGTATACCGTCACGATAAGCGAAGATAACGGCCAGATACTGTCCATTCGACGCAATTTTAAAGAAGATGACGATCTAAAGAAAAAGATCCAATACTTCGTACACTACAAGTTTTTGCCCGGTTTTGGGTTCTATGGCCTTGGTTTGATTCACACTATTGGTGGTCTGTCGCGCACGGCCACTGCGGCGCTACGTCAGCTTATTGACGCAGGTACGTTGTCGAATCTACCGGCAGGCTTCAAGGCCCGTGGCCTACGGGTCAGGGACGATGAAGAGCCGCTACAGCCCGGTGAGTTCAGAGACGTGGACGCGCCCGGTGGGGCTATCCGTGACTCGTTGATGCCTTTGCCGTTCAAGGGTCCGGACAGTACGCTGTTCCAGCTTTTGGGTTTTGTGGTTGATGCAGGCCGTCGGTTCGCGACGATTACGGATATGAAGGTAGGTGACGGCAACCAGCAAGCGGCTGTCGGCACAACAGTAGCGTTATTGGAACAAGGCTCACGGGTCATGAGTGCGGTGCACAAGCGCCTGCACTATGGCATGAGGCAGGAGTTTAAGCTCCTTGCACGGGTTATGTCGGAGTATTTGCCGCAGGAGTATCCATATGCGGTGATGGGCGGTGATCGCACAATCATGCGCCAAGACTTTGATGACCGGGTTGATGTGGTTCCGGTATCTAACCCTAACTCTTTCTCGCAGGCACAGCGTATTTCTCTGGCTCAGTCTCAATTGCAGATGGCCATGCAGGCCCCGCAAATCCATGATTTGCATGAGGCGTATCGGCGTATGTATGAGGCTTTGGGCGTCGATGATGTAGACAGGATATTGATTGCGCCTTCGTCTGAGGACCCGATACCGAAAGATCCGGCGCAGGAAAACATTGATACTATTGACAGTGTGCAATTGAAGGCCTTTGAGGGTCAGGACCATGACGCGCATATGATGGCGCATCTGACTTTTGGCACGTCGCCCATGTTACAAGCGTTGCCGCAGTCGGCTATTGCGCTTCAGAAGCACATTATTGAGCACGTAAAGATCAAGTGTCAGGAAATGGCAACGGCGCAGTTGTTGCAACAGACGGGCGGTCAGGCGTTGACTCCGGATCTGGAGCTTCAGTTGGAGTCTATGGTGGCTCAATTGAACGCGCAAGAATTTGCTAAGTTGAAACAGCTTACTGCTCAGATAACCGGCCAAGGCCCTGATCCGCTTGTACAACTCAAGCAACAGGAGCTTCAGTTGGATGCTCAGAAGCAACAGGCGGATATGCAGATCGATCAGGCTGAGTTGCAGATGGATCAACAACGTATGACTAATAAGCAGACTGAATTCCAACAGCGGCTAGCTAGCCAAGAGCGTCAAACACAAGCTAGAATTGATGCCGCACGTGAAAGAGAAATTATGAAAATGAGGAACAACTGACATGAAAGTCAAAGTTAATGGTGCACCACCTAAAAACCCTCCTACCCCCGTTGCTAAAGCTGAGATTCAAGGTCAGGGTTCAATTCCTTACGCCGTAGCAAAGGAAGAAAAGACGCCCGA